CAGCACCACCGCCACCGCCCGTACCTCCGTTACCACCAACAGAGCCTGTACCCGGAGCGGTCTTGTCATTAGACCCACCACCACCACAAGCACCGTCTTTTGCGGCGACACTATAACCACCACCGCCACCGCCACCTACGCATAATACACCACTACCAAATGATGAGTTGTGGCCATTGGCACCAGCACCATTGCTCACCCCGCCAGCGCCACCGCCACCGACAAGAACGGCATAGCTATCTGCGACCACGGTATATGCTGGGTCATAAAAATACGCACCAGCACCGCCGCCTCCACCATAACCACTGCCACCGCCACCGCCACCAGCCACCACCAGCAATTTTACGGTCAAATCCGCACCGCCTCCGCCAGTAGATGTGCCAGTTCCGTTATAAATAACGCCAGCGCAGAATTTCTTACCGCTTGCCACATCAGCCGCCACGGCATCCCCAGCAACGATTAGATTAGCCATCTAACCCACCTCCATTATGGTTGCCGACCCAAATACCTGATCAGCAGTTCCAGCGGTGATCTTAACGTCAATAGCCGCCGCCGTGGCGTTAATCATCAACATGGGCAGGGAATAACTACCCACAGCACAAGCCTGAGCATTTAACAGGGTATTGGTCTGCGCTCCGGTTGCATCGGTGTATGTCACTTTGACCGTGACGTTGGTTGTGGCGGTAATTACACGGAAGTATATACCGACCATCACGTTTGCCGCCGCCGCTGGGGTTCTGGTTGCTACCGTAGTTTCGCTGGTTGAATCCAGTTCGACCTCTTTGCCGTTGGTCAGCAAAGGAATATTCGCATCTATATCGTCAAAGTTGGTGTTGAGCTTCGGCCCCCAACTACCTGATGATGCTCCATCCTCCGGTTTTGTCAGGCCCAATCTGGTTGTGGTTGCATCAGCCAATGCAAATTACCTCCCCTGTTGCGGCGGCACTCAGTGTCACCGTTATTTGATTTATGCTGTCATGGATGATACTGTCTGGAGTCAGCACCGCATTGGCGGTTGCATCTATGCCCCCATACGCCCCCGCACCATAGCTGCCCGCACCGTAAGCGGTCACGGCTTGCCCTACGGCTTGCACTACTGGCCGTATGCCCAGATTATGCTCAACCTCAATGGTGTCCGTGTTATCAAAAGTCTGTCGCACCACATCGGCAAAAGTTAAGGCGGCAATAATCGCATCAACTTCGGCCTCGGTGTAGTACCTGGTATCCAGTTGTCCTGCGTTTAACTCGGCTTCAGTATAATATCGACCGTCATGGTCGGATGATGCCTTGTGGGCAGTCAGATCGGCAGGGGGATTATTGACAGTAGGCGGCGGCGCACCAGTTCCGCTCGATACCCCGCTGACCACCACCCCCTCGGTCTGATTGAGTGACCGTTGGCGCAGGATTCTATCTGTCTGCTTTTTGACTACCTCGGCTATATTGCCCATGCTATGCCTCCTATTCCGCTGAGTGCCAATAGCACTTGATCGTGCTCGAAAATACTGGTGACCCCGCAGCGTCCATGTTGTGTGTCACCGCCCAGACTCGGTATATCTCGCTGATTGTCGATGATGACTCGATGACCTTGATCTTATCGCCTATCTGGATATATGGATGACCCACGATGACGAACGTGACTTGCCTTGCCTTTTTAGTTATCTCTGCGCTCGCCTGTTGGACAAGTGCGTCACATTGGGCCTGAGTGCTGGCTAGGTCGGTGGCCTGGATTATCAGGTCTTTCTGGGCGGGCAACTCATAGTAGTCCGATGCCGACCATTCGCCCATTGATGACAGACCGTTACCGTCTGCATCCTGCGACACCACGATGATTCCCCGGTACAACTCTGCATCCGATATGGTGTAGTCCAGGGAGAAAATATCCTCGCCCTCTTGATAAGTGTAGACGCTGGCCCCGGTGTCGAGTGCCGCCCGGAAATACAATGTCCCATCTTCATCACAAAACCACTCAAACGATGCGATCTCAGCCAGCCGTTGGAAAGCATCAGCGTACATCTCCTGACTGAATGTGATCTTCGCGATTGTCAACCCGCTGACATCGGTTGCCACCACATCGGTATAACCAGCCTTGCTTGCGAGATCAGAAAATATCCACTCCGGGGTTTTATTGGTATATTCCAATGTATGAGTGATATACCCGCCCTCTGTCTTTTGCACCATCTGGTCGAGTGCTAACTTGGACATATCCCGTGCGTTGATAGTAATCTCGGCGGGGTAACTCCGCATGGTCACCTCATCGATGAGGCCAGTAAAGACCAGCTGTTGTTCGGCACCATAACCCAGATATACCTCGATTCCGTTGTTGGGCCAGATGACATGATTCCATGCCCCCGCCGGGTCGGGGCTAAACTGCCCATCCTTATTGTCGATTACCACCGTGACCTGTGACGCTGATCCTTTGGATCGGTCAACGGTTATACTTTTGGGCCTTAGATTTTGTGTTTCTGCCGTAGTTCCTGCTCCACTTATCTGCCCAGCACTGCTCCCTTGCATAATGAGTGCATTTTGAGTTAAGTTCAGAAAATGCCAAGAATCCTCTACGCCACCTAGTTCATTCAAATTTACAACAAAGTCGTAATTTGTAAATGTACCAAGGTCTTGGGCAGTTGCCGGAGTGGGGCCAATATACTCCAAAACAACAGCAGGGTTACTCCCAAATGGATTATCAACGCCAGTCCTACCATAATACATATATATTTTATTCCCGACTTTTTCCCAAGACGCCATATAAGGCCGATAATCTCCACTCCACGAAAAAGTAGACAAAGAAGCACCAGAATCGGACCATTCCATCGGCCCGCCCCCAGCATTTGATGCTGTTCTCAGAGTAATAAAACTACCATCATCAAGTTCGAAGAAGTTCCTAGAATGATAGAAAACGATCCATCCCGGTGCGCCGGGATTATAAATAGCTCCCCCAGACCATGTCAACCCATCATCGTCTGAATAAAAAGCCCTAACCCCCTGATTTGACAGTGAACCGCCTGTCCACCACGGTAATAATGCAATCAATCTACCACTATTAAGTTTGTGCATTAAAGATGGTTTCCCAGCCCTAGGGTCTTGAAAAGGAGGGCCTAAATTTAATGATATGTCCGATATTTTGACAAAATCTGTACCTCTACCATCAGAGTCGGCCCAATACTCGGCCCCCCATACTTTAGTAACATTATCCATTTGATGATATACAACCAACCGCAACCTACCATCCACTAGATTAATACTAACAACGGGCTGATAAGTGTCATATCCACTTGCCAGTTTTGTCGCCCCACCTGAAAAAGGCCCAGACCCATCCAAAACACCTTGTATTGTTGGGGCAAATTCAACACTAACAGATTTATCAGCATCAGAAGTATAAGCTACAACTGCTCTGCCATCGGATGTTTCGCAGATATTGCCATGTCCTCTGTCGCCAGTAGTAAAAACTCGCCAAGTTGTCCATGTTTGCGGGTCTTTCATGTTCTGGGTTCCCGGTTGCCCTCCAAGGGTAATATATCCGGTGGGCCGGTTATCTCCGACCATCATCTTGGATTTCAACAGCGTTTGTATCTCAGGAGGTATGGTCAGCATCGGTTACACCTCCATGAAGGTTACGGAGAATTCAAAGCGTGTCGGGTAGATTTTCCGCACGGCCTGGGATAGGCTGGATATGATCATGGTCGCACTATAGCCATCAGCCCCGGTAAAGGTCCGCTGTGTCCCGGCCATACTGTCTGCCAGCATATCTTCATACGTCGAATAGCTTTTGACGTAGGTGGAGAGGGTAACTATCTGCCGCTTCCTGCCGCCCTGCTGAAGTACAGTGCTGACAGCATTTAGGTTGGCCGGATCAGGGAGCAGCGCAATCTCATTTATGGGTACCTCGGCCCAGGGTGGGTTATAGGTATCTGGTATAACGTAGAAGTCTGTACTACCCCATGTAAAGCTCATGTGCTCCCCTCCCTATGCCATACTGGGCATTACTCGGACCCGGCCAGGCAGCCTCCGATCGCCCTGCTCTATCTCTTTTGCAATGATTTTTGTCACGCCTACCAGCTGACCCATGTCGTTGACTCCCTCCACCCGTACGGTGCCACCGATAGTCAGAGATTGATTGGCCATGGCCATGCTCTGTTGGTTGGTGTAGACCTGGCTGCCCCGGGGCAGTTCCAACAGTTCCGGACCGCGCTCACCGACCCAGGCCAGGCCACCGGGGTGGTAGTTGGTGCCCGCAGCATAGGCCGCAGTTGATCCGGACCCGGTAAAGTTCCAACTTACACCGTCCCGCACACCTTTGGCCTTGAGCTTCAGTTGGTCCAGTTTGTCAAACAAACCGGCAATGGCCATGGCTATGGCATCCACAGCACCGACGATAAAACCCTTGATCTCCCCCCAGATGTTGATGGTAGTGGTTTTAACCGCATCCCAGACACCTGATACAGCCGTTTTTACGCTGGATATTTTATCAGATACCGCTTGCTTGAAGCCCGCAACGAAGTTGACCAACCAGTTTTTGATGTCGTTCCACTTCTGGACCATTGTAGACTTGATGGCATTCCAATTTTCTGCGAAAAAGTCCTTGATGCCGCCCCAAATGCTGGCCACTTTTTCTTTTATCCATGTCCAGGTTTCGGCGAGTTGTTTACTGATTTTGTCCCAGTTTTTATATATAAGGTAGGCCGCAGCTATAACGCCTGCAATAACCAGTATGATCGGATTGGCCATCAAAAACTTTGCGGCGATGCCTATGCCCTTAAAGATTCCACTAACCTTTTTTATAGCCCCGAACGCTTTGCCCAGTTGAGGCAGCACCGTCATGATCGACCCCATCGCCTTAGCCACCATGCCTAGTCCTATTAACACGGGGCCTATAGCAGCTGCAAGTCCCGCAATCACGACTACCATCTTTTTGGACGCTGGGGACATCTCGCCAAACTTTTTTGCCAAATCCCGTACGCTGGCAATCAGCGGCGTTATTATCGGCAACAGTATTTCTCCTATGTCAGTAGAAAGGTTTTTAACCTCGGTTTGAAACGCTCTCATCGATCCCGACGCACCGTCGGCCTCTCTGGCAGCTTGCCCCTGGGCTGCTGCGCTCTGCTCCATGATCAGCGCCAGAGTCGCCGCCTGCTTGGCCTGTAGCGTCATTCCTTCCTTACCCTTGATTAGCCCCATGTCTAACGCTTTTTGTTTGACCAATGCGTCGTTGACCGCCATGCCGTAGTTGTCGAGCATGGTGTTATTACCCTTGAGTGCCCCGGTCAAGGCCCGCACCGCATCCTCGGTAGTGCCGCCAAACATGGCGGTAAGATCTCCAGCCAACTCAACCAGCTGCCCCGACATCTTAGCCGCCTCTGCCTCGGACAATCCGCCGATGTTCTGCAGCATAGCCCCCATAGTGTTGGCATAAGTTAAGGCTTCAGTTTCAGCTATGCCATAGTGGCTTTTTAGCCCGTCTGCCCAAGACTGGATTTCCTTGGACGAGTTTTTAAATATCTGATCGGCTGCCCCTTGAGCATCTTCCAGGTCGGCTGCAAATTTAAAAGACGCTACCCCGGCCGCTACGATCGGGGCGGTCACCGCCATGGACATGGTTCTGCCCGCGCCGGTCATCTTGTCGCCTATGCTTTTCAGATTTTGGCCCATTTCATTGGCTTTACGGCTGAATTGCTCCATCTTATTCGAGGCTTTTTCAAGTTCCTTATTATTGCTTTCCAGGGACCGCTCCATCTTGACAAGGCTGGCTTCTGCACGATTGAGGGAGATCTGCCATTCCTTAGTCCGACGGTCGTTTTTACCAAATTCCTGTTCAGAATTGGCCAATGCTCGTTTTAATTCTTCTATTTTCTTCTTCTGCTCATCGATCTGCTTGTTATACACCTTTTGCTTGGATGCCAATGCCTCCATGCCCTTTGCATTATCGCCAAATTCAGCGGTCACCTTATCCATCTCGGTGCCTAATACTTTTAATTCCCGGTTGATTTCACTAACCGCTTGTTTAAATTTTTTTTCACCATCTAAAGCTAAGGTCGTTTTTATCTCTCGCTTCAATCGTCCTCACCTCCAACCACCTTCTTGTTCTCAATCCAGTGGAGATATTCCTCGTATTCCAGGGTCCATTTCCACAAAAGAAGGATGCGCCCCGGGGTCGTCAACCAAGCTTCTCGCTCAGTCAGCCCTGCGCGCATCCCCAAAAAGACAAAGCGCAGAGGCATTAAACCCCTGCGCCCTCGCCGTTTTTTGACGCTTCAATCTCCTGTAGCACCTCATCGATTTCTTCGTTTTCGTCATGATCACCCTCATCCCCCATGCCGGCATTGATGATTTGTATGATCAGATCAGCCTGGCCAGTCAACTCCTTGGGTGACATGAGGATTTTGATATCATCCTCGCTAATCGCTTTAAATTCAAGGCCGTCTGTTAATTTCTTCAGCGCAAACCCCTGGTTAATCATCAGGGATAGCAACCAGGCTATTTCCCCAATCGCTCCAGCCGGATTATTCATTGTGTCTGCAAGCTCTTTCAAACCGCCATACCGACGGGTGATCTCCTCCAAACCGGCCGTATTAAAAACGGCAAAATATTCCTGACCCCGGATTTTAATTATTCCCCCGTCCTCGTACATAAGCCCCTCCTAAGTCGTCTTGACTACGATGATTTCCGTAGTCTGTACAGTTTTGCCAGCTTCCTGGGCAGTGATAGTCAGCTTGGTTGATCCCACAGCTACGGGGATGCTGGCCGACGCTTCACCGCTGGTAAGGTTCTGACTAAATATGCCATCGATATAGAGCTTGAGGGTATGATCGGCCGCGGTCGCCTTAGCCGTTACAGCCGCAGCCGTCACACCATCAAAGGTATAGTACCGCACACTGGGTCCAAAGGCAGGCGACAGGGTGCCGCCGGTTCCCACCAGTTCCAAGCCAGACAGGCCGGATGATTCGGATGTCGGCACCCCGGCCAGGCCGTCCAGCCAGGCAATGGCGTCGGCTTCATTGTCAAATGTCACCTCATCGCGCCAGCTGTTAGCCAGGTCAAGCGCGGTCAATATCTCACCCTCGATAGTCGGCGTCTGCCACTCTATGGAGCCATCGGGTTTGGTAGCCGCGTTCTCGGACGGTATGCCCCATTTGGTCTTATGGTACCAGTAGGCTCGGTATGACCTCACTCCTGCTTTCTTGCGCACCCTGTAGTAGCCAAAGCCACCTTCCGGGCTGTCATAAGTGGCGGCATTACGTATGGTTGCCTCACCGCCTAGGGATGCCTCCTGCGCGCCCAGCCAGGCTTTTAGCACGGCGTCAGACAGGTCATCTACCCCCATGGTGATAGTGCCGCTGACAAAGCCGTTTTCGATCTCAGCTATGGTATCATCCGCGGCCAGTTTAGCATCAGACCGTTCAATAGTCACATCAGCGGCTATCGCCATTCCCACAACCAGGCCAGTGCCATAGGTGGGCAGACTATTTGCGGGTTCACTGGCAATCGGCGCAAAGACCGGATGCTTTAATCCTATATAGGCCATTATTGTTACCTCCTGTTCAGATAGTCGTCAAAAATATCTTCCATCGCTTGTTGGACCCTCGGCCCAGCTTCCTCATCTGCATCATCTACCCAGCGGCTGGCTGGGATACTGCTGGACCCATAATGCAGGATGAACGCCTTTTCCGCGTTCCTTACCCCTTTACGGTCTTTCCCCTGGGGGTAAATATCAATGGACCGTATACCGCCCACGTCTTTTGGTTGGCGCGGGAACCCGATGCTTTTTATCATGTCGCCAGTTTTTTTATGGCCGTGCATCCCTGCGCTGATCTCCCAGGCCAGCTTCACCTCCTCTGCGCCGGCCAGAAGCATTTCGTCCCCTACTTCTTTGCCGGCATCGCCCAGACGAGTAAGTTCTTCAATGATGTCGTCAATGCCGGACGTGTCAAAGCGTGCCATCTAAGCCACCTCGCAGTCCCATATGTGGTGTATGTAGCCGGTATCCCGCTCATAGTCAACCAGGTAGCTATAGGCTATCTCATCCCGGTCAAGCAGCGCCTGGATCTTGCCACGGTTAGGGTCGTTCTCGGTCCTGGTGAACAGATCTACCTGCACCTTCCAGGCTCTTTCCCGCAGTGCATTATCAGCGTTCATATGATGAGCCCCATACTCAGCCCAAACTATGTAGCTGTCCGGCTGCTGGTGGGCATGGTAATGCGACACTGGTGGGCCGACCGTCAACAGCAGGTTTTTTAAATCTGACAAGGTCATAAGCAATCACCCTTTACAGTGTTACAAAATACTCTGTTTTTTCCCTTACCTTGACTTCATCCACACCGCCGTCCAATTTTTGACCGCTGATTGTATCGATCACTCCCGCCGTGTTTACGGTAGCAGTAAATGGCGTTCCTTCCAGCAAGTCAATCGCCGCTTTTACCTCTGCAGCTGTTGCGTTAATAACCGGGTCAATGCCACCTTCGATGTCTGTTACTGTAACCGCCTCGCTGAACACGCCAGATCCGTCGCCGTCTGCCGCCGCAGTAAATAAAAGGTTGATGGCGACAGTGTTGTTGAGTATAGCGGCGATATCGCTTGCTTTATTTTTCGTTGGATCGAGCGCCCCCGTTGCGTCGGTCCCCAAGGTTACAGTTATTAAGCCAGTGTCCGGGTTAATGCCGGCAGTCAGGGGTTGGCTTTCGCCGGTGCCCGCTGCGACCTCAATCGAGTACCCTTCCAACACGCCGACTTCGTTGGCCGTGATGGTTATTTCTTTATTAACTCCGGCCCCTATTTTGGCCGAGGCGGCCGTTCCGGCATCCGTGCCAAGGGTGATGGTTAATGCGCCATCCTCAAACACCGCTGTGGTTTCGGCATTTCCGCCCTCGCCCTTTTCGGTGTAGCACCAGTATTCATTAGCATACGAGCCGGTTTCGCTTGCGTTGATTGTGATTTTACCCTTTCCCGCCGGCTGGAAAATGATACCTGCGGCAACTCCTGTAACAATGGCGGGAATTGTGATCGTGTCAGCGGTGTTTGAAGTGATCTTACGCACATACTCAACGCCGTCAATAACTATTTTTATCAGCTTGTCTTTCACAATATCAGTACTCAGATTCTTGCTGGTGTCCACAAGGGTGGTCACGGTTCCCCCGGTAGCCCGGCCCCGCAGCTGGCTTCCGCCATCAACTATCTTTACGGGCCATAAATTAGCCATTACATCGCCTCCTTACGCAAGGTCATAGTCCGAATCAAGCTTTTCCAGCGTTAGGTCCATGACCGGCGGCTCAACATCTGGTGGGTACTGCACCTGCTTTATCTCGTATTGAGTACCATCTACCGGGATAGCTATGTCATGTGTGGATATGGCGTCAATCCTTGGCGCTCTTATAACCATATCCACCTTCACCTGATTCTGCATAGCGGCCCAAAAACGATTCATGCCGACCGTGCGCTCGTCATAGCGCAGAGGGCCAGCCTTTAATGTCAGGCCTTCCCGGGGCATGTCTCCGGGGTCCGCGATATTGCCGACCGAGTACACATTCACTATTCCGCTGTTAAACGTCTGGGTCAGCGTTTGCGGCTTCATAGTCGGCCACCTCCTGACTGATCTGCAGGCTCAAGAGTTCATGCAGATAGTTACCCTGAAACTCAGCAAGCGCGTTGGATCGTACATACCGGCAGTAATCAAAGAGCAGTTCCCTGGGCTTGTCCTCGATGGTGTAATCCATGGCGACACCCGCAACACTGTCAATATACTTCATACCCCGCTCAATGATTCCAGTCAGTTTGGTATCTCCTGCCGCATCAACCCAGGTGATGTCCAGGTAATTACGCACTGCATCAAGCAGTCCATCTGGCAGCGCCATGCCCTATCACCCGCCTTTACAAGTGCTGTCCGGCTTATCCTTCACTTCTTCAACCAACCGTCCGAAACGAGTTGCGTTTATCTCCTCGTATCGCTGCCGAGACAAGATAAAGACGTCGCCCTTTTTACGAGCGACGTCCTGTTTTTTATCCCGGAACGATTTTATTACTCGGGCCTTCATGGACTAGGCCACGGTGTAGGTCACCGCTACGACATAGGTTTCAACATAGTCGCCGTTGGTTACGGTGATGACAACTACGTTCTGCCCTTCGGTGAAGGTCAGCGCCGATAAGGTTGCAGCCTGACCGTTCAAGGTTGCGGTGATAACAGCGTTGTCAGTATCAATCGCAGTTGCAGCGATTGCACCGGACGCGGCATCAACCTCAGCCTCGTAGTAGTGGACATTGCTGTCAAACGCTGGGGTTATGGCATCGGCGCCAGCATTTACTGTCAACCCCGCCAATCGGGCTTCAACATACGGAGTAGCTTTAATCACTGGGAAATAAGGCTTCAGGTCGGCGATATCAATGCGCTTGAACGACACTGCATCGATCGGCCGGCCGTTGCCATACAATTTGGTCAGGTAATAGCGGTCATCCTCTAGGAATTTATAATGGTCGCTGTATTCGATTTTTCCGCCCTTGCCAGTGCCCAGGCCAAAGAAATACCGTTTGCCCAGGCCGATGATAGCTTCACCCTGGGGCACATGCACCGACTGGATCACCCGGGTCGGGAACGGGAACACGTTATTTACCCAAGTGCCGTTGACCAGGAAAGTTGTAGCCGGCATCAGCTTGGTGAAGTAATCAACCGGGTTGACGATAAATAGCACCTCGGTTACAGTGCGGACCAGTCCATTAGGACCGATAGCCAGGCTGGCAATTATCCCTCCATAGGTTGCCGGAGTGATCTCGGCCAAGGGCACAGGCACCAATAGAGGGTAGCCGGTAACGGGATCAAGCGCCCCGGCCGGGTTCCTTCTCATACCGGTGGGCTGGTCCAGTCCGTCGCCGTCGATGATGGCTTCTTCCAGGCCATTGGCAATAGCTTCACCGAGGATGGTCCTGACATAGCGATCCAACCATACCGGGCCGATTTCCAGCATTGCCTTGCACACCGGCAGGAATGCGGACAACTTCTTCTGGGTCAGGTCGATCACCTGGGTGCCCGCGGTCAATTCGGTCACAACATCATCACAGAGTTTGCTCCAGGTTGCCATGTGGCGGCCGTCCTGGGTGCTAACCAGGATCTCCACCAGTATGCCGGTATCCTGGAAGTTGATTGCATCCAGCAGAGGATGGTTCTCAACGATGTCCTCAAAGATTGCATCGATGACAGTCTTGGGCAGGGTCTCATCGATCAAAGTGATTGCCTGCTGCGGATTGCCCGACTTCATCGCCCCTATCAGGGCCTCGTAGTATTTGGTCTCCTGGCTGGTCAGGGCTCTCGATCCGCGGCCGGTGAGTATCTGATTGTCAGCCGCCTGGACCATGCCGCGCGCCTCTGCCATAACCGCTTCCTGCAGCATGTCGGTATATTCAGCAAAGGCTTCGGCAAAGGCTTCCTCGTTGCCATCCTTCATGGCCTGGTTCAGCTTATTCATGATCTGGGCTTTCTGCAGCTGTAATGCGTCAAGATTTCTCATTTACCTGTCCCTTCCTTCCTGGCGTATAAGCGCCGATAAAAATTTGATCGTCTTGTTCTCCTGGGGTTCGGGTTCTGGCTCAGGGACCGGATCCGGATCAGGTTCCGTCACCGGTTCTGCCGGCGGCTCTTGTCCCTCTTGCGCGGATAAAATTAAGCCTTTCTTTATGAGATTAAACAAAGATCTGCGGGCGTTAGCTGCGGCTTTTCCGTCTGTTCCTGCTGCGCTGATAACCGCCGTAGCGAATCCCATATCCAGGGCTTCCTGGGGAGTGAGCCAGGTTTCATTATCAAGCAAATCTTTGAGTTCCTCTTCGGTAATGCTTACAACTTCCATATAGGCGTTTACCGATGCTTGGGTTATTTTATCGAGATCCTCTGCAGCCTTCCTGAGCTCATTGGCATTTCCTGCAGCGAAGTTCCAAGCGTTATGAATCATCAACAAGGAGGCGTTATTCATTATGCGCTCGTCCCCGGCCATGAACACGACGCTTGCAGCGGAACACGCAAAGCCATCATCAAAAGTCCTGATTTTGGCCTTATGCTGTTTCAGGGTGTTATAAATAGCCAATCCTTCTGATACATGGCCCCCATACGAGTTGATATGGACATTAATCAAATCAACATCAAGATCTTTTACATCTTTGACTAGGGAGTAGCCGGACGTGTCGCTTTCAAACCACTGCCATTCAGGGCATACTATATCGCCGAAGATGTAAATATCAGATTGTTTGTCCGCGGTCACCAATGAATAATATTTCGTTGGATTCTTCATTTTTTTCACCTCCCTCCAAAGCCGCCAACAGGTCAGCAACAGTCGAATAGTTTTTAGTCATGAAATGTTGGTTGGCCCAGTCCTCCGCGATCGGTTCCTCTCCAACCAGGTCCCTGATGTCATTGATGCAGAACACGCCTGATCCGATCAGCTTGTCGATCGAGGCAGATACACTCAACAGATCCACGTGTTTTATCGCCTTGGTATCGATCTTCACATAGGTGCCTTGTTTCCACAGTTTATACCCGGACCGCTTGCGGTTGATTTCCTCATGCAGCATATCGGCCAACGGGTCAATACAGAATGTCAAAAAATTATCCAGCGCATCAGATACGCCTTGGACATCACCGCGAAGTAACGCCGGGGGAACCCCGAACGCCCTGGCTGTGAAATCAAATACATCATCAATCTGCGCCCTAATGTCCCTGGTGCTCTCGCTGCTGTACGTCTTTTGGGTGAGCTCTTTCCACTCCTGGCCGCGTCCCAGGGGCAGGGCTGCGTTGTCACCTGATAGCCACTTGCTGATTTTTTCGTTTATCAGCTTGTCAAAGGCTGTACGTTCCTCGGTTCCGGCTACCGGGATGGTTTCATATTTAAAAACGCCCTTAGTCCCCCGGGAACGCCTATAGGCCTTCATGCTGTACTGGATCAGCCTGGCATAGCTGTCATACAAGCCATTGATCAGCTGCCGCATATCAACGGAATTAAGCTGAAAATATAAAACCTCTGACTGTGTAAATGACCGATCGAAGGTGAAGTTCTTGACAGTTACCTGCGAAAATATGTCATCATACAAGGCATAGGGAGTGCAGGTGAAAGCATCTGCTATCAGCAGCTGCCCATTCTGCTCGATAACCAGGCACTCATTATAACGGTAGAGCTGGGCTATCAACTTATGCAAAAACCCGCTGCTGTTCTGATTTTTGTTCGGTTCCAGATTCCACAGGTAATATTCTCGCTCTTTAGTTTCCGTGCCATTAACAAATGTCTTGATCTCGCATTTACTGATAGCATTGGCCACCAGGTTGACTGCTGACCAGAACGCCATTTCCCGTATATAGATGTCTGCCACAAGCTCTGCATATTCTTCTGTCAATTCCCCAAGGTCACTCAGCGGTACCGGTGCCCCGCCAAGTTTTTCTTTTATCCAGGTCCAAAAACTCAATCCCTCACCCCCTTACCCGGTTATAACCGGCAAGTCCTCAAATACACTTCCGCCGGTTTCCAGTTCATCCTCGATTACCATCGAATGGACCAGCGCCATGAATGGGTCAGTCTTACGACTTTTAGCTTCAATCTTTCCGTATTCATAGTTTCCTTTGTCTTTCCCCTGGGCTCTACCGACAGGGATCTTCTTGGCATTATTCGTGGCCCACCTCAACAGCGGGTTATCATCCCAAGAGAAATACTGCTGCGTAAAGCAGCTGCTGATCACCGGCTCTGTTTTCATGATGTCCGATGGCCTCACGAGCTTTATGTTTTTTCTTTCGGTGGCGTCAAAGCCTATCTTGTTCAGAGATTTGGCCAGCAAAGCATAGCGGAAGTTGTCCAAAGCTAGCTTGATCAGGTTGTATTTTGTCATCTGTTCGGCGATGTATTCAGTCAGCAGATCTGGATTGATTTCTACATCGTCAACCAATGTCAGGTATCCTTCATCCGCCCATTGCCGCCAGGGTATTTTAAGCCGGGGAATGTCAAGGGATTTTAAACACAACCAAGAGTGGTTTATGTCGTATCGCCAGTCACCCTCTCGAAAGTGGATGTTGACAGATGCCAGGTCGGTTACCTTGGTATAGTCAATCCCAACCGTAGCACTCCGACCGGTCAGGTCAGGCAGCGGCTTTTTGGTAGCCAGGATATTAGCCCATTCAGTAACGATGATTTCCCGGTTCTGTTTAGGCCAGTTCAGTCGCTTGGTGTAAAACTCCTCTTCCATAGCCGGCCGGTATTTCATCTCTATAAACTGCTGCTCCATCTCCAGTTGCAGGGTGGGCAGGTATTTCAAGGACGGATTAGCCTTGTGCCACATGGCCGGGTCTTTTGCCTCTTCTTCCTCATCGATCCGGTACACGAGCGGCAGCCATCGAAGATCTTTTATGATCCCTTTCAAAATATCGCCGGCAATGGCCAGCATATCGTCAAGTACACCTTCCCGGACATCTCCATTAGTGGTAATGTAAAAAGCCCTGGAATGCTTACGCTTTCCAAAGCCTGATGTAAATCTTTTTATTTGTTCGTAATCTTCGTATTGGTGCACTTCATCAAAGACCAGGCAGCCGGTTCGCTTGGAGTCCTTAGTCTTTGCGTTTGATGTGTTGAACTTGATGTACGAGTTTGTACGAAAATTTATTATGATTTCCTTGGTTTTATAGAAAAATTTCTTAGACTTGGCCCAGGTCCGTTCCAACACATCATAGATATCCAAAAAAGATGTCTTGGCCTGGTCCTCAGCGTTGGCCACGATGTCGATGTTATAGCCTTTGATTCCGTGATAGTGAGTGGTCAGGTACCAGCAAATAGGACTGATAAATCCATTCTTGCCGTTCCCTCTGCCCTCCATGATGAAAATGACGCTGAATACCACCGTATCATCCGACTTATAAAAGCAATGGATGCAGGCGGTTACAAAAAGCTCCCAATCGAACAGCTTGATTTCAAAGTACCGCTCCATGAGTTCCACGGCTTTATCAATTGCTGCGGTATCTATAAACACATCGGGATCACTGAGCTTATCTTCAACATAATCCATGGCCAGGCGGATATCTTCGCCGGCAATTATGGATTCGTCCCGGACCCCATCCATATAGCTATCTATATACGGGTGGTAATCACATTTCCTCGTCGTCACTGAGATCACCGCCACCCTTGGACGGCTTCAATCCCAACTCGCTCAGTATTTTCAGCATCTGGGCGTTGGTCTTGTTAAGCTCTGCAATGCTATCATTCTTTTTATAGCCAAACTGGTTGCCGCCGTTGTCCCAGCGGACGGTGACGCCGCGTTTTCTGATGTCAGCAATAAGCTGATTTTTTTATAGTCCACAGGCTCATGTAATCCTTGATGAGGTCAAGGTAATGATTGCCGTATGCTCCGTTGCGTTCAAGCTGATTTATCAGATCAAGTTCGATGTCTAGTTTTTTTGGTCGTCGTGCTGCCATTACCCTACCCTCCCATCATGTGGTTTTTGAAAAAATCTCTCTTGTCTGAGAACCCTTCCGGTCGGAGTTCCCTTTTTTAATTTGCGTTTTTTTCTTGCCGGGGGTACCCTACCATCTTTCTTTTGTCAGCGGTTTGGGCTTTTCCTTCTGTCGGTGATCGTGCGCCTGCTCATGACAAGCATGGCAAAGTGGCACCAAGTTCTGCTGTTCATACCCCTGACCGTCAGTATATGTCTTGCTCAGTGCCAGCTCGGGATATCGCTTAACATGCCGAACATGATGCACCGTATTTGCTTTAGTGTAATATCCTCTGGCCTTGCAGTGCTGGCATTCATACTTGTATTCAGCCAACACCTCGGCCCGCAGTCTTTCCCAGGCTGACGATCTGTAGAATTCGTGCAACTGGCCTGGTTGAACATTGGTAATCATAGTACGGCCCCACCCCACCGCTCCACTATGTACATCCCCAGCCCAGCCGGCAGCGCCCCATAGAGTCAACCACATACGACAACAACAATGGTCCGGCCGGGCTTCATGGACCAATCCAATAGCCATTGATGTCGCCGGAGCTACATTTTGCCAGATACGAGACCGCAGTTCGCCTGCTGACCAGTTTCCCTGGGCCTCAGCACTGTCATATAGGAAAGAAATC